ATTAATCACTTAATAATGGTTAGAACTCAATTACCCGAATGAGTATAGAAACAAATTTACCCGACGTAGAACGTTATATAAGTGATTTAACCGATTACTATGAGATGGAACTGCCTGCCGGTTTAAAGAAACTAGCCGCTGAAGTATTACAAGATTTAAAAGCAGGTAAATTTAAAAACAACACCGGTGCCTTAAGACGTAGTATGCAAACCAAAGCATTCGAATATGGTATTGAAGTTGATATGCTGAATTATGGTTATTTTCTTTCATTTGGTGTTCAAGGTGGTAAGTACAGGGCATTAGGTTTAACAAACGCAACTGCGGAAGCATTCGGTGTAAGTGAAAAATATAAGTTTACAAGCCGTAAACGTAGGAATTGGGGTATTGAAGCCCGTAAGTTTTACCCAATGAATTTAGAAGACAAATTAATAGAATTATTGACAAATGGCTAATCCAAGTGTAATAAAAACACCAAACGACTATGAGTTGGCAAATGGTGATGTAGTAGTATCTTTATATGATTTAGATGAAGATGGAGGGCAACTAGCAATCCAAATTATTGAGGGTATAAACGTAATATCTACAATTAGACAATATCCTAACTTAGTAGGTTATTACCACTTTAATATAAATAAAATATTACAATCCCAATTAGCACTTCAACTTAATCCTGAAGGGCAATCACCATCACTACCTTTAAACGATGGCAACGATACTACGTTTGATTATCGCATATCATATGGTTATATAAACGCTTCAGGTGTTTATGTGCCATCATCCACGTTAGCAGCTATTTACGTGGGTATCAACGGGACTAAACTATATTGGGAAACTGATTGGGATATTTCAAGTACAGGGGATGGTTTAACTTTAATTCCTGATGTATCAAACGTTGCGGGTGTTAATACAACTAATACCTTCCAAGTAGCATCAACTGATAATCATATACGTCCTACCCGCTTAGGAAGTACTATTACTGATGGTAAACCTACGTGGTTAACAAATAGTATGGTTGTTCGCGACATATACATCAATGAACAAGATTATTATAATTTATCATTTTTTAATGGTTGGACAGGTACACCCATAGCTTCATACAATGGTATAAATGGATTCTTTTTTGATGCTTATAATTCAGCCGGTGCATCCATTTTAAATACTGAAACTGAAAATTTAGTATCCAATGGTGGTGGTCCTAACGTTTTGTTTAATGATGAAACTGCCCCAACGGGTGATTATAGGATGATTGGTGCTAAATGTGGTTATAATGTTTCTAATATATCAGGTTTAACAGGATTAAATCACTATTATGTTGCTGCATGGGCATGGTCAGTCGACCCTGATGTTTATAATAACAAAACAGTAATAAGCGAGGTTTACAGATTTAACATATTACCTTGTGAGGGTAAAGATTATCCCATTATTGATGTTGCCTGGATTAATTCATATGGTCAATACGATTATTTCTCATTCCAAAAACGTAGTGTAGAAACTAATAATATGAGTAGAACCGAATATCAAGGTGTTCCACCAAGTTGGTCTGGTACTACAGTTGATGTTAACACATGGGATAGAGGTAAAGGAGTATTCGCTACTAAAGTAGAAGAAAATTATACCGCTACTACCCGCTACATCGATGAATACGATAGTGAATTCTTAAAATATTTATATCGGTCGCCTGAAGTCATGGTTCGATTTGCCGGTGATACAACATGGACTCCTGTAGTATTAACATCTAATACGTGGGATGAAAAAACACCTCAAAACCAAGGTAAACGATTATTCCAACATGAGATTAGTTTCAAAACAGCCTGGAATCCACAAATTCAAAACGGATGATACAATTAGCAGTACAAGCAAATAATGGTGTAGCAGGTGCTAGACGCTACCTAGATTTATATGAAACACAACCCATTAAACTTACCCTTTCCATTGAGGATATTACTACGACTGATACTACTGCTGTATATAGTCAAACATTTCGAATACCGGCTACCGGTAATAATAGTCAGTTCTTTGTTACTGCTTTCGATATTAATGGATTTGATTTTGATGTTAGTCAGAAACAATCGGCTGAATTAATTGTTGATGGTGATATTTACCAAAGTGGTGAAATACGATTACTAAAAGTATTTATTGATGAACAAAGTAATCAGGTTGATTATGAAATTTTATTCTTAGGTACTACTAGAAATTTAGCTTCATCCATAGGTGAATCAGCACTATGTGATTTAGATTTAACTAGTTTAAATCATGATTTTACTAAAGCGAATGTTGTTAGTAGTTGGTTAGCATATCCTCAAGGAGGTTTAACTGATGGTTTAATAAATGGTGATATTGTTTATCCCTTAATTGACTTTGGAAACACATATAATGATGCTAACATAGTTCAAGAAACTAGAATTGCTAAGGGAGGTGGAAGCCATTTTACTCAAAATACACCTGCAGGTAGATTACATATTGATAGATTACGCCCCGCAGTTCGATGTAAAGTAATTTGGGATAAAATATTTGAAAACGCTGGATATACTTATACATCCAATTTTTTAGATAGTAATTTATTTAAACATTTGTATATTGGTGCTTTTGGAGATTCAGCTGAATTAATCCCTAACTATTCAGTATCAGCTACTAATACAAGTAACCTGGGAGGCATTTTAAGTGCTGAGGTAAAATATAAAATTAACTCAGGACAAGAGGGATTTGATTTTACTAATGAATGGTATGTAGTCCCTACTACGGGAAATTATGATGCAGGTGCTAGATTATTCATAGATGCCGAATATTCAGTGCCTGCCAATAATGATGGAAGTGTTGAATTTAAAGTTAGACTTTATAAAGATGTTGGAGGTGTTCCTACCCAATTAGCTGAAACACTTTATGAATGGGAAGTATTTAATCCATCTCTAGTTTTAGAAGGTTCTTTTTATTCATATGGTAGTATTCCTGTTAATTTTGAAAATATACCTCTAACAGCAGGTGATAAAATATATGCTACAATTGAGAAAATTTCTAGTTTAAATCTCTTTTCAGCAGTGATTTCTAGTAATGTAAGTTTCTTAAGCGTATCACAAACAACTGCTAACAACCCTGCCGTAGGTTTTGATTGTAAATTTAAACAGATGGATTTTATTAAAGGTATTATTGCTAAGTTTAGATTAGTAATAGCACCTGATAGAAACATACCTACTAATTTTATAATTGAACCTTGGAGTAATTACATAGGAAGTGGAGACCAATTTGATTGGACTAACAAAATGGATTTATCTAAAGATATTCAGGTTGAACCCATATTGTATACTCAAAAAGCTAATATTACGTTTGAAGATAAACCTGGTGAAGATTTCCTTAACTTATTAAATCAACAAGATATAGGTGAAGTATATGGAACCTTAAATTATGTATCTAATAATCCATTATTAAAAGATACTAGAAAAATTGAAACTAAATTTGAAGCAATACCTTCAATTCAAATAGATGGTGCTAGTACAGGAACTAATGGAATGTGGAATACAATTATTCCTCAAATTCACGACCACGATACAGCAATTAATGAATCAACAGGCCAGGCTTACTTACTTCATAATCCTGTTAAGGCAGGCACTAGAATATTCTGGTATGATGGTTTGATAACAACAGGAATAACTGCTACTAATGATGATACGTGGTATTTAACAGATGATGGGGGGATAGGAAGTGGTTTTGCTACTTTCCCGATGATATCCCAATTTAGTGAGTGGGGTGATTATAATAGTTCTTGGGGTATAGGTTTAGATACTCAAACACGAGATATATCTTGGCAACGAGAAAATACCTACATTAAAGGCGATTTAGCTAATCCTAATTTAGGTAATTCAGTTTACGATGAATATTGGAGTCGATATACGAATTTATTATACGACCCATATAGTAGACGAATCACAATGTATCTTAGATTAGATAAATTTGATTTACTTAATTTCTCATTTGATGATGCTATATTCCTAAAAAACGGATGGTATTATATAGAAAAAATTTATTCTGTTGATTTAGTAAATGAAACATCTGTAAAAGTTGATTTAATTAGGCTTAATAACTTCACAGTTAGTGATAGAGGTTTCCTACCACCAAGTGGATTACCTCAATTGTGGGAAGACGTAGATGATGAATGGCAAGACATAACAGATAACTGGGAAGCAGTTTAACGAACTTATATTTAATATCATGGCAACAGAAGAAGTAAAAATATTTTTTAAGGTAGAAGGGTTAGATGGCTACATCACTGACTTAGATGACTTAAAATCTGCATTAGGAGGTGTTACAGCCGAAACTAAACAAGCTACAACAGCGACTGAACAGTTAAGTAAACAATCCATTGATTCAGCTGAAAAATTTGAACGAAGAATTCAAACATTAGAAGGTGGTGTAAAAGTATTAGCAGGTTCAGCTGAATTTGCTGCCGGTGCTATTGGATTATTAGGTGATGAGAATAGTGAATGGTTTAAAGAAGTAGAAGGTAATGTTCTTAATATTGTAGCACTAGCACAGGGTGCAATTGATTTTAGTGAAGGTTTAACTATATTATCTAAAAACACTAAATTAGCTACAATTGCACAACGTGCCTTTAACGTGGTTGCTAAAGCTAACCCTTATGTACTTCTTGCTACTGCTTTATTAGCCGCAGGTGCCGCACTCTTTATCCTCTCTAGAAGAACTAATGAACAAACTAAAGCAGACATAGAAGCAGAAAAAGCAGCAAGAAAATTAAGAGAAGAAAGAGTAAAATTAAATTTAGCAAATACTGCTGATATTAAACGAAGGGAACAATTAACGGGGATTACAGAAGAAAATAGCAAAAAAGAACTACAAAGTATAATAGATAGAGAAAAATATAATTTACAAGTAGCTAGAGATTTTCAAAAGAGGGCAACTGACACAATATCTGCACAAACTTTAATTGCAAATTCAGTAAGAGAGGGTTCTGACTTATATGAAGATGCCCAACTCAGAATATCAGCAGCAACTATGATGTATGATAGGTTAGATGTAGCAATAAAAGCTAACAATGAAACTATCAACACTGCTACCTCAAGATTAAATCAATTAAATTCAGCTAAAAGTGAAGAAGTTACATTAACTGAGGAACAAACTAAAGCAATAGAGGCACAAGAAAAAGCAAGATTAGCTACTGAAGCAGCAGCAACCTTAGCACTACAACAAGCTAAAGAAACTAGAGAATCAATCTTAGATGAACAAGGCCAATTAGAAGATGAATTATATGAAGCATCATTAACTGCTAGACAAAGAGAAGAAAGGGCAGTAGAAGATGCTTATTATGCTAGATTAAGCTTAGCTAATGAAAATGAAGAATTAGAATTACAAGCACTCGCCCAATTTGAAGCTGATAAATTAGCATTGAAAGCAGGTTTTGATGCTGAAGACTTATTAGCCGAAAAAGAATTAACTGATAGTAAAATTGCACTAGCTAAAGAAGAAGCAGATGCAAGACAAGAAATAGCAGATAAAGCATTTTCCGTTTTAGGTGATTTAATGTTTTTATTCCAAAAAAATGGTGAAAAAGATGCTAAAAAGAATTTTGAAAATAGTAAAAAAGCCGGTATAGCACAAGCAGTAGTTAATACCGCATTAGCAGTTGGTGGTGCCTTAACAGCAGGTGGTAATCCACTTAAATTAGCTACAGGGGCACAATTTGTAGAAGCAGGAATAGCCGCGGTAGCAGGTGCCGCACAAGTAGCAGCAATAGCAAGAACAAGATTTGGTAGTGGTGGTGGTGGTAGTCCTCCTCCATCTTTAGGTGGTGGAGGTGCGGCTACATTAAATTATCAAGTAGGAAATCAATCAGCAGGTGCGAATGTTACAGGACAATTTAGTGGAGGTGCAGGAGGTACCGGAGGTGTATCACAAACATATGTACTCGCAGGTGATGTCACATCTCAACAACAAGCAGAGGCACAAATACAAAACTTAGCAAGATTATAATCATGGAAAACGAAATAGTAAATAAAATTATAGAACTAGACATCGACATCGACGGAATGGACGATGAATTGTTAGAAGAATATGGTGTTGAAGTAATATCCTTAGTAGATGACCCCGCAATTGGGGTTGATTTCCATTACTTTAAAGCACTCGATAATACTGATGATGAATATTCTTTTACTCACCCCCAATTTGGCACTCTTCCTACCTTAAAAAAAGTTGGTGATGTACCTAAAAAACATACTTTTTCTTTAAACGAAGATAAGAGAATAGCAACAGGACCCCTTATGATTCCTAATAAGATGATTCATCGTAGAGATGAAGATGGAGGGGTGTATTACATCTATTTTACTAAGGATACTATTCGTAGAATGGCTGAAAAATTCCTAAGATTAAATAAGCACAACAATACAGACATAGACCATGACTTCAATATTACTACTAACAATACTTTATTAGAAAGTTGGATTAGTGAAGATATGATGTATGACAAAGCGTATAAGATGGGATTTGCCTTACCTATGGGAACATGGTATGTTTCTTATAAGATAAATGATGATGAAACATGGAGGAGAATAAAGGAAGGTGAGTTAAAGGGTTTCTCATTAGCAGGTCCATTTATTGAAAAAATGGCAGTTAGTAATTACAATGAAAATCTACTCAATGACATTAAAAGAATATTATCCAAAATTGATGAGTAAAGAAATACTATTGGTAAATGGTGCCTCAGTAGGTGCTGTTGCTACGTGGATTAGCAGTATAGAAGCAGGATTAGCAATAGTTGTTCTGCTTACAGCCTTATTCATCAATGTCCGCAATATATTACGTGATAATAAGCGTAAAACCTCGTAAATAAACGCATGTCACCCAAACATCGCGGAGTATATTTAATCCTGAATTCAAACCAATTTAAAACAATTTATTATGACAGCAAATGATGCAATTAAGTCAATTAAAGTGATGTTAGGAGTAGCCCAAGCTGGCGAAACTACAAAAACTATTGACGTACAATTAGCGGAAGCAACACTGACGGACGGAACAAGACTAGAAGTTGATGGTGATTTCGAAGTAGGGGCACAAGCCTTTGTTATTACTTCAGAAGGCGAAAGAGTAGAAGCCCCTGAAGGAAAACACGAAACCACTGACGGCATGGTCTTTACTATGGACAGAGTAGGTGTTATTACCGCAATTGAAGAAGTTGAAGATGGAAGTGCTGAGAGTGTAGACGAAGTAGCAACTTCAGTTACCCTTTCTAACGACATGGTCAACACATTAGTAAGTGCCCTTGATAGTCTTTCAAGTAAAATCGAGACTATTGAAGAGGGCTTAAAAGCAACGAATCACGCATTCGAAGCATTTAGCAACGAACCCGCAGGTAAAAAAATCACTAATAACTTAAACGAAGTAAAACAAAGTGAAGCTGATTTTCAAAATGCGAGATTCGATAAGATTTTACAATTCCGTAAGGAAACAACAAAACATAACCCCTATAAAAAATAATTAACATGGCAGCACCAGCAGATGGCTTAGGATTTAACCTATCAGCCTTAACTCAGTATGTAGATGAGACATCATTTGAACTCATCTCGAAAGCCGTACTCGGCACAAAACTCGCAACTTACGTAGACGTACGTGCGGGATTAAAAGGTAATTCAGTCGCAATCCCATTATTGGAAGATACTTTCAATGTTCAAGATGGAAACGTTTGTGGATGGAATGCCGACAACACAGCTTCAATCTCTCAGGTTGATATGTGTATCTCTCATCCAAAAGTTCAACACGAATTCTGCCCTCAGGCATTACGTGATACCTTCTTGGCTAAATCATTAGCAGCAGGACAATTTGGTTCAAGTGAATCTCTTCCTGAAGAAGCTGTATTCGCTAACTATTTTGTTGAGAAACTGCAGAACTACAACGAAAAATACATCATCACAGGGTCAACAGCCCTCGGTTGTGATGGTATCCAACAGCCTATCTCAGCATCTGCTACTATAGCAAATGGTAGAGTGGTATCCGCGGCTTCTGCTTCTTGGACATCAGCTAACTCAGTATCACAATCACAAGAATTGTATGAAGCACTCCCAGGAGAAGTTTCTATTGCAGATGATTTGATTATGATAGTTTCAGTTGGAGACTACAAAGCACTAGCATTAGGAGTAACCCAAGGCAACTACTACCACATCGCACCCGATTTGGAGAATTTGTATATCCCTGGAACAAACGTTCGTGTTGTAGCTTCAGCGGGTATTAAAGACCAAACAAACGGTTTGAATACTCGATTTATGACTCGTGCTTCTAACATCATCTTAGGAACTGACTTAACAGGAGATTTCGAAGAATTTAGATTGTGGTATTCATTAGACAACGACCAAATCCGTGCTACTATGAAGTGGGCAATCGGTATGGCAGTTGTTCAACCTGACCTCGTAGTAGGTGCTAACTTAACACGGGCACAAGCATAATTTATTAACCACCTAAAACACTAGAAAATATGGCAAATAATTGTACAACACTAGTCGGAATCGCTTTAGATTGCCGAGACAATGTAGGTGGTATCGAGGCTGTTTATATCGCGAATGTTGGTACGTCTTTAACAGTTACTACCCCAACACTAGGGGTAGTTGCTGTTGCGGGTGTTTCCCTTGATGGGACACCATTAGACGTAACCTTAACCGCGATGGAAAAGTATGAATGTGTTAAGCAAACAGGGGCATTAACAGAAACAGGAACTTTCAGTGATGAAAATGGAACTGTATTCTTTACCTCAGTTGCTTCAACAGTATTCAACAAACTCGATGGTGCCAAACTGGATGAACTTTATGAATTAGCAGTTTCTGCTAAGTTGTTAGTCTTAGTAAAAGACAACAACGGCAAGTTCTGGATGGTTGGTAATGATAGAGGTGCAGTAGCTTCAGCTTCAACTGAAGAAACAGGCACAGCTTATGGAGACAGAAATGGAATGACAATGGAATTCACAGGAATTGACAACACACCGATGTTGGAGGTTTCAGGAATCACAGTGTAATCCAAACTATATATAAGAAATCGGGGGAACGCAAGTTCCCCCTTTTTTATACAATCTTCGTCCATTTTATATTTAATTCCGTAAATTACATGCAATGTTAATAGATTTATCAAATACTACCGGAGTTATATATTTTCAAGGCACAAGGCCGGCTGAAACATTTTCGTATATGAAGCTGTATAGTAAGTATAATAATAAATATATTTTAAATGGTGATGATATTTCTGGTGTTAATCCTTATTTTCCTTTAACAGAAGATAGCAACGAAGCAAATTGGTTTTCCTTTTCTTGGTCATATGATAATACAGATTTACAGGCTGAGGATGTTGGTGGTTATTATAATGTAGAAATGTATAACACCAGTGATGTAATAGTATTACCAATTCAGTTAGCTAAAGTAACGAATGGTTTTGAATTTAGAGGTCAACCCACAGATACAATATCATTTCCAAGCAGTAATGAAACAAACGAACAATATACATTTTTTAGATGAAGAAAGAATATAAAGCAAAAGATTTAGAGAAACTGATTCACGTTATCAATCTCGAAGCTATTAACTTACCAGAGTTTAAAGAAGTACGAGGTAAGGATTGGGTTAATTTTGGGACACGTAATTTATTTCCTGTAAAACTCGTTGAATTACTGAATACCTCTGCAATTCACAATACTGCCGTGCAGGCTAAATTGGATGCGACTATAGGCGAGGGAATACGCATTATGGGCGGTGATATTGTTAACCCAAATGGTGAAACATTAGATGAAGTGTATGAAAAAGCAACTTTAGATTATCTTGTGTTTGGGGGTTTTGCCTTAAATCCAATTTGGAACAGGGCAGGTGATAAAATTGTAGAATTATATCACTTACCTATGGCTAACATCCGTTCCGGAAAATTGAATGAAGACGATAAAGTTGATGAATATTACTATAGTGTTAATTGGGAGAATGTAAGAAAATATCCCCCAACACGATATGCTGCATATTCTATGACAGATAACAAAGGAGACAATGCATCCCAAATATTTTATAACTTTAATTATTCTCCAGGATTAGAAGTATACCCTCTTCCAAGTTATATGGGTGCTGTTAATGATATTGAATTAGATGCTAGAATTTCTAGATTTCACAACGCTAACATCAGCAATGGGATGTCTCCATCTTTATTTATTAACATGCCAAATGGTATGCCCTCACCTGATGAACAAAGAAGCATGTATCGCGACTTAGTTGATTCATTTTCAAGTGAAAACAATGCAGGTAGAATATTTTTAAGTTTTAGTGATGGGGCTGAATTAGCACCACAAATAAATGCAGTTGATTCACCTAATGATGATTATTACATCGTATTAGAAGAAAGAATTACTAGCAGAATTTTAACAGCACACAGGATTACATCTCCAATGTTAGTGGGTATTAGAGATGGAGGAGGTTTAGGAAATAATGCAGATGAATTAGAAGTAGCATACACACACTTCCTATCCACTGTAATAGCACCTATTCAAAAGGTTTTAAATAAAGCCTTCCAAAAGATGACTAACGGCTTAGGATTAAGCCTGCCTGTTGTAATTGAACCCGCAAAATTAGATTTTGATAAAACACTAGAAGGAGAAGTATAATGGCAAACGTATTATTCATAAGCGAGGCAAGACTCAAATCATTAACTGCTGTTCACGACAATGTCGAACCAGATGATTTGATGCCGTATGTTGTTCAGGCACAGGACATATATCTACAAGATATTTTGGGAACTAAGTTTTTCCAATCGCTTAAAACAGCAGTGTCAGCATCTACATTAACAGCAGCAGAAACAACACTTATAGAAGATTATATTTCTCCTGCTATTGCAAATTATTCATTGTATTTAGCAATACCTACTCTTAATTATAAGTTTAAAAATAAATCCATATTGAATCCAAGTAGTGAAGAATCTCTTAACACAGGATTTGATGAGATGAAGTATTTGAGAGAAAATGTGTTAGATACAGCACAATTTTATATGACTAGAACTCAAGAATATATTTGTGACAATTCAACTGAATTCCCCGATTACACACAACCAGGTAGTGATGGTATGATGCCTAATCCAAGAAGTCCTTATAATAGTGGTATTGTAATGCCTGATAGTAGAGGATGTAGAAATTGTTATGGAGAATGTGATTGTATAATACCCCTAAATTACTAAAAATAAATGGCACAATTAACAGGAAATACAGTAGCATCAACTTATGAATCGCTTATTAAAATAGGTGATAATACAAGCGGGTTTGGTAGTTTAAAACAATTAAGTGATGGTTTAGGGGCACCTATGCCTATTAAATTTTCATCAACAGTAGTAGACTTTCAAACTGCTACTACCGTTGACTTTACAGGTGTAAGCGTAATAGGTTTAACAGATAATGTTGGGGTATCTACACTAAATAGTTTAACAGGGGCATTATTATTAACAGGAACTCAAAATATTACTATTACAGATAATGGTAGTAACACAATTAACGTTGAGGGATACGATGATACGCCGGTTACTACGAACGCTTCGAATATAGCCACTAATGTAACGAATATAGCAACTAACGTTACTAATATTTCAAATAATGCCGGTAATATTGCAACCAATAGTAGTGATATTTCTTTATTAGATGGTAGTGTTAATACTAACTCAGCAAATATTGCTACTAACACATCAAACATAGCAACAAATACTGCTGATATTGCTACGATTAATGCTGCGGGTTATGTTGATACATCAGGCACACCTGCTAGTAGTTATATTGCATTTTTCAGTGATGCTGATACAATTACAGGTGAAACAAATTTAGAATACAATACAGCTACTAATCTCTTAGATGCTGAAAATCTTCTTACTAGAACTAGTAATACAATAAGATTAGATTTTACATATGGCGACCCAATTTCACACAATTATTCAGGTGAAATAGCTGATTTTGGCACTGCTAGTGGACTTACTGTTGGTAGAATACATTATTTAAATAGTAGTGGTGTTTGGACAGGATATAATAATACTGCCTTAGCTAGCACTAAAGGTATATTAGGAATTGCAGTATCTGCTACTAAAATATGTTTAAGAGGATTTATTAAAGATGCAACATATACATTTACTGTAGGTGCTGAATTATATGGTGCTGCAAATGCTACAGTTACAGATGCCCAACCTTCGGGAGGTGCTTTTTCTCGAATAATGGGACATCAGGTAGCAACAGGGAAGATATACTTTAACCCATCACAGGAATATATTGAAACAACATAATGGCAATAGCTAAATACCAAAATATTAATTGGGCATCCATAACTTCAATAGATAATATCGCAAGAAGTAGTATTGCTAGTATAGGTGATATTCCAGTTGGAGGTGGAGGAGGTGATATTTCTTTTAACGATATTACAGTTACTACAGCTTCCCAACCAATTAGCCCCACTGTCGCCTTTAATATGACTTTACCTACTACCGCAGTTTCAGGGGA